CTTCGGAGAGCTTCTTCTGGCTCAAGCAATCCGTTACCAGGGACAGCTGACGGACGGCGCCCTCCTTATCCAGGCGCTCGTTCTCGACAATGGAATTGACCTCTACGCGGGGATAGCCGGCGGTCCCGCCCACGTATACGCCCGTGCGGGCGAGGCGGGCGACCACGGCGGAATATATGGTACCGTAGGCGCTGGTGTGGTACTGCGGCGCCTGGGTGAACAGGGAACGGATGAAGGAAAGGACACTCATATCGTCGGCTTGCCGGTTACTTTTGCTATTGCGTTGTTAAGTGCTTCGAGGATTTTCAGCCGGTGTTCCTCGACGGCGGGATTGAAAAACGGGTGCGGCTTCGTGCCTCTGGTGGAAATGTTCACGGCGAGACCCCAGCCGTATGCGCGGGCCTTCCTGCGGTCGGTCACGCGGTGCTTCTTGTAAAACCACTCCTCCAGGGCGCTGGGCGGGGGCATCTTGCCGGGGGGCCTTCCGTACTCCACGTACTCCGCGTAGCCCTGTTTGGTGCCCTTGGCAAAGAAGCCGATGTCCACGACCCTGCTGCCGTCCTGCTCCTTCACCTCCTCGACGCGCCCGGAGTTACCCAGGAGGCCCGTCACCCAGGAGGTGTTGGCCTTGAGGTTGCGCTGTGCGCTGGCTATGATCCTGGCGCCGGCTTCCTTCACGCCGCGCAGCGCCGCGTCTGCGGTCTGCTTGTCGGCGCGGGCGAGGCCGCGGAGGACACTATCCAACCCTTCCAGGCGTATTTCACCATTCGACGCCATTTTCCTGCTCCTGTGTTTCGTTGGGGGTGGGTGCGGGCGGCTCGGGTGCGGGCGGATCCGCCTGGACGGGTGCGTCCTCCTGGTACCAACCGACGACGCGGACGGCGCGGCCACGGTCGTCCACGTCCTCCGGGTAGCCGGTATGGACGCGGTGCCCCTTCCAGGTGACGCCGTTCCACTTGAAGCGCGGGGAGGGGGTGCGGAACTCGATTTCCACACCCACGACGTCCGCCTGCTGGAAGGTGTGCAGGGTGCGCTCCGTGCTGATACGCCGGACGCGGGCGTACACCTCCAGGACGGGGACCGGCTCGGCCTCGTCCGCGTGTCCGAACTCGTCCCGGACGGCCTCGGCCCAGGTAAGGGTGACGGGGTCGTTATATCGCCGGGCGCCGGCTGGTCTGCGGAGGGTGTAATCTTGCATGGTTACAGGACCTCGTTAAGGATTGAATTGCGGACCTCTGCGGAAGCTCCGTCGTACATGGCGGTGGCGAGGCGCAGCACCGTCGGCTGGGCCTGGACGAGCCAGCTTTCCAGGGGGACGGTGTCGAACTCTACGACCACGTCCGCGTCACGCGGCGAGACGACCACGATATCCGCCGCCTTTTGCTCGCAGACCGGGCAAATTTCGCCGTCAAGGGTGCGGGCGGACAATTCCACCCCTCCGCCCAAATAGAGCCGAATTTGGCCCGTTTTTGCGTCGGAATGTGCGGTCTGCCGGACGCGGCAGCGGAGCAGCGCCCTGTCGCCGTATTCCTGGACTTGCAGGAGGGCGGAACGCAGCAGCCCTTCCAGCAGCGCGTCGCGCCCGTCGTCGGGGATGCTGGCGTATTGCTTGAACGGTTCCAGCCAGGCCCTCTGCAAAGGGGCCTCCTGGTCGAAGCTGATTATCGTAAGGTCGGGACGTGCCATGTCTTTCGGTATTAAAAAACCAGCGGCGGCCCGTGAAGGATTCGCCGCTGGCGGAAATGAATGAAGAGCAATTTATGAAGAGAACTCCCGGAAGGGCTATTCAGTAACGGCCTTCGTCTTGACGGCGTGGTTGGTGCTGTCGTGTGCGTCGGTGAGGACTGCGGCAGTTGCGGCTGCGGGGCTGGCCTCGGTGATAGCTGCGATAGCGGTTGCCACGGAAGCGACGTAGATAACGCCCTTCTTGTCGTTGGTCTTGACGAGGGTCTGCGCTGCCTTGCGGACGTAGACGTCCCAACCGTCGAGGCTGGCGTTACGGACGATCTCCAGCTCCCACACGGGGCGCTCCTTGATGCGGACGATGTCGCTTTCGACGACAATTATTTCGCCGCTGGAGAGCTTGGCGGTGGGGAGGATCTGCACACCGTTCAACAGGCCGGTGACCTCGTTAAACAGGTAGTGGCCGTTGGCGTCCTTGAGGCCGCGGATCTGGGCGTAGAGAGCCCAGGTGACGAAAGCCTTGTCGAGGTTGTAGCCGTTGGCGAGGGCCTGTGCCTGTGCGTCGAGGATGACGTCTGCGACGGTTGCGTCCTTGTACTTGGCGCCGGTGGCGGAGAAGGCGGTGTAGTTCGCGCTGTTGGATTTGAGACCGTAAATCTTGTTGGGGCTGGTGCCACCGCCGGAATCGGCACCGAGGCCGGAGAGGATTTCGGTGTCGATCTTTGCGATGATCTTGGCCTGGGCGGTGTTGCGGGCCCAGTTGTAGACCTCCTCGAAGAAATCGGCAACCTCGGAAGATACGCGCAGGTGTGCGGCGATCTTGCCGAACTTGCGGGACTTCTCGACCACCTCGACGTCGTCGTCAGCGGCGGCTGCGAGCTCTGCGACATAGTCGGCTGCGTCGGTGAAGGCGCCCTCCAGCCAATCGAACTGCGTGGCGCGGACGATGTCCTTCGGGAAGGCATCATAGAATACGTTGGCAGCGGGACGGGCGGCGTGGATTCCCTGTTCCAGGGCTACGCCGTAAGCGACGTTGGTAATGTCGCCGGTGGTGACGTCTGCGGTCTTAATCTCGAAGGGAATCTTGATGCTGCCCTTTGCGTTCTTGCTCTCAATCATAGCCTTGACCTCGTCGCGCTTGGCTTCGAGGGCGGCTTTGAGGGCGGTGAAGAAGGTGGCGGCCTCGCGGGTCTCCAGCTTCTCGTTCAGCTCGTCGGACTTTGCCTTGAGCGCCTTAATGGATTCGTCGAGGTTGTCGATAGACTTCTGCTTGGCCTCGATCTCCTCCTGGGCGGCCTTGAGTTCGTTCTTTACCGCCAGGACTTCGGCAGCGGCCTTCTCGGATGCTGCCTTCTCTATGCTTTCACGCATAGCTTTGATTTCTTCGGGTGTCATTGTTGAAATGGGGGTTTGAGTTTGTTTGGTTTCGTTGGTTTCGGGTGCGGGGGCGGGGTCGTTCTTGGCGCTCACCAGGACGGCCTTGTCGTTGGCGGCAATCGTCACGGGGGAGACCTCGTAAACCTCGATTGCCTCCAGGATGCGGACGTCGCGATCGAAGCCGTCGCGCTTCTCGTAGTGGTACTTGGTAGCGCGGTAGCCGATGCTGAACTCCTTGATTGCGCCCTTGCGCAGGAGCAGCGCGACCTCCTTGCCCTTGTCGGTGGCGAGGATGTCCGCCTCTATCCACATGCCGTAATCGTCCACGCCCTTGTTGGTGATTACACCAATAACGACGGACCTGTCGTGCTGGTAGCACAGGGCCATGCGGTCGGCCTTCTCCGACGCCAGGAACTCGTCACAGGCTCCGGGAAGGATGATGTCGCCCCAGCTGTCGATGTTCCCAAACGCGAGGGCATACGCCTTGATGCGCAGGACCACGTCCGGGTCGTCTTTCTCGGCGGCTTTCACCTCGAAGCGGGAAGGGTCCAGGAGCAGGGCTTTTGTCTCGCGCTCGTCGGCCTTCGGCGCTTCTTTAAATTGGATTCGTAAGGGGTTGCGTTTCATTGTTTTGTGTGCGCCCGTTTGTCGGACCTGCGCAAAAGTATGAAAAACCCCGCGTATATATACACGGGGGATATATCCAACTTTTGGGTATAAAGCGCGTTACTTCGGCTGCCGGATGCAGGCGCAGGCGCAGTTGATGATTTCGGAGGCGTCGGCGCCCAGGCTGGTGTCGTGGGGGTACATGAGCAGCCCGCCTGGAAGCTCGAAAGGCTCATCCTGGTCCACGACCAGCCCGTCGACGGCGGCGTGGCTCTCGCGGACGTTGGAAAGGCCGGACGTACACCATTGTTTCGTGTAGGGGATGCCGACCTCCTTCGCGGCCAGGTCCCCGGCGTCCGCCATACCGATAAGGCACTCCGTCTGCGCGATCCTTCTGCATTGCCATATCTTGAGGTCCCCCTGGTAACGGGCAAACAGCTCACGGGCGACGGCCTCCACACTATACGTCGGCGGCTTCACGCCCTCCGGGAGTTTGATTACCCCGGTAGCCTCCGCAAGGATAACGCGCAGCTCTTTCACCAGGGACGTTTTCCATGTGCCGGTGACTATGGAGATATTCGAGCCGGCCCGCTGGGTGGCGTAGTTCCGCAGGGCCTGCGTCCACAGGGTCGTCTCGCCGGCGGCTGCGGATGCGCCCAGCGCTGCGGCGGAGGCGGCGGCAGCCGGTACGCCCGCCGTCGCGTAGAGGCCCTGCCACCATTTCCCCAGGTACGCCTCCTGTATCTCCGTTTCCAGAAGGGCCGCAATTGCCACGGGGTCGTCGAGGTCGCGGCTCAACCGCAGGACGCGGCGTAACTCGTTCTCACGGAGGCGTCCCAGGCGCTTCGCATAAACGGCAGCGACCTTCTCCCCGTTGCGGGTGAGAAGGTCCTGCTGGCGCCGTGCTGCGGCTGGTATCTTTTTGCGCCTTGGAGCCATGCGTTACTCCTGCGGCTCCGGCTCCCCGGTCGGCTCGTTCTCGTCTATTCCGAAGGTCTCCGCGCCGAACTGAACGCCCAGCGGGAGGATAGGCAGGTTTGCGTATTCCTCCTCAATGGGGTCGTAGCCGTTGGCCTCGCGCATCTCGTTCAAGGTCGCGTGCATCTTGCCGAGGTTATCCAGGACATCCGCCGCGTCGTCTTTCAGTACGTCGATGCGGTCGGTGTTCACCGTGAGGGTGAATTTGTCGTCCAGCTCCAGGAACGCCAGGAGATCCGCCGCGAACTCGTTTGCCAGGGGTATGGCGTTCCCCTCATACAGGGCCTTTTTCGCTTCTTTTGCGTTCTCGTATTTCGCCTGACCGTAATACAGGTCAACGGGCATATTGTACGCGAAGCACAGGGCGGTAACGGCTTCCTTGTGGCTGTCAAGCACTCCCAGGTCTATGGGGCTGGCGCCCAGCTGGTGGACCTCAATAGGGACGCGCAGCGCCCTGGTCTTGCCGAAATTCTCCTTGTTGTTGAACTCGGCTTCCACCTCGTCCTTATCCTTCGGCATAACGCCCATATTGTCCTTCGCCGGGGTGATAATCGACGCGGCGCCGCCGTGTTTGAGGCTGGTGTCCTCCCGGCGCATACTCCTGTCGATAATCGAGACGTACAGGGCCGCGGGGATAAGCGGGGACAGGCCGAAGAAGCTGGTGTCCTCCGGGTTGAAGGCGAAGCTCTCGAAAAACTCTTTGGTGCCTATCTTCTCCTCCTTGCTGCCGCCCATGACGGTTATGTATTTCAGCGGCTCCTTGTACCCGCCCTTCTCAATCTTGATGCGGTGGCCGGGCAGGACATACATATCTTCCACCTGGCCGAAGTCCTTGCCGACCTTCTTTTCCGCGTACACGAAGGCGTCGCCGTAGACCAGACGGGAGACGGCCCAGGCTACGCCGAAGCGCCGGCCATTGTAGCGGTCGTTGGGGTGGCGCAGGAGTTCCAGGATCCAATGGTCCTCTATAAAGTCCCCAGTCTTGATGTCCTGGAGTTCCAGGTAACCGAACACCTCGCCGACGGCGTTGGCAATCTTGTTTATAATACCGTAGGCGGGGCCGTTGCTTTCATAGCACTTTTTCAGCTCTACGCGGTCCATGCTGGCAAACAGGTCGCCGATTTCGTAACCATTCAGCAGGGACGCGATTGAAGCAAAGTATTTGTTATCGGCTTTCTTGTTCTCGTAGTAGCCCTTGATCTCGGAGAGTTCCGAGTGCAGGGCGTTGTTGTCGGCTTGCAGGGCCTCGCTGCGGGCTTGCATGGCCGCGTAGTTTTTTTTGTTAATCCAAACCATTGTCGTTGTGTTCGTTGTGTGCAAAGATGCGTATTTTCGTGCATCGCTCCCCCGGTGGCATATATCCATTATTCGGGTATATCACCGTCGTCGTTGGGGATTTGGTTGCGGCGCAGCCAAGTGGTTCCGTAGCTGATTGCGTCCATAGCATGGTCGAATCCGTCCTGGGGGACGTCGGTGAAAACGTCCTCGTCCTCCTTGCTAGGCTCCCAGGAGTAAACGACCGCCTCCTCGCCTATGTTCTTGCCGCAGTAGCGGACCTTGAAGCCCTGGAGGTAGCCGATGCGTCCCACCTTGTCACGGTTGATTCCGGGCAGGGCGGTTATGCCGTATTGCAGACGCAGCTCCGCGATTGAATCCGGGCGGGCGGGGTCGCAGTACACAAAGGCGTCGTCCACCCTCATGCCTATGCGGGCGCAGTCCTCGCGTATGGCTGCCGCCACGTCCTTCGGGAGCTTGCCGGTCTCATACATGACCTCGACCACGTACAGGGTGCGCGTCAACGGGTCGAAGGCCATGCGGACAAGGGCATCGGGGTCGTTGGAATAGCCCCAATCGTTGGCATACCACCAATCCAGGCCGATGGGGATATCCGCCTCGGCGCAGGGCTGCCAGCGGGGGTATATGAGGCCGTTCCTCTTTATACTCCAATCCCCCAGGTAAATGTTCGCGTACTTCTCCGGGTTGTTGCGCTCGCACTCCAGGGCCTTCGCTATGAAAGACGGGTGCAGGTTTTCCCGGTTATCCCGCCAATCGGTATGAATGTAGCGCACGCCGTCCACGATCCCGTTGTAGTCGTAAGGGACGCCGGGCTTCTTAAAGAAGCGCTTGTAGATCCAATGGTGTATGTCCGTGGGGTTAAGGATAAGCTCCGCCTCGTTGGATGCGTCCAGCTCACGGATTGACAGGTCCACGACGTCGAACTCACTCTCCGACATGAGTTCCTGGGCCTCGTCCAGGACGAACTTGCGCAGCTTGTGGATTGATTTGAGGCGGGCGACCTGGTTGCCGGAGCTTCCGAGCATACCCTTGAAATACAGGACGCCACGGGAAACCCGGTTAACCACGGACTCCTTCGTGGCGCGGAAATGCCGACCTTTCCCCAGGAGGTTAATCTTGTCGATATACTCCGGAATCACGGACACCTCCGCGGAGACGAGGGTGTAGCGGGAATACAGGACCGTCTTGTCATCGCGGTAGGTGTCGCAGACGTTGGCCGTGGACGTGGCCGTGGTCTTGCCGGAGCCTCGCCCGCCGGTGACAACCGTATAACGCACCCATTCCGGCGGCGGCTGGAAAAGGGGTGAGTAATTCGGGTGAAAGACAACCTGGCGTGGCATAACCGGCTACGGGAAACAAAGCCAGCAAACAAGCCCCAGGAACGCCAGCAGAGCCAGGGGGATGCTGAAGGCGACCAGGAACACAGCCGGGTCGATGCCGTCATACTCGTTGCGGTCTCTTTTCATTTCGCAATTAGAAATTTAATAAATGCTACCTCGCGGAAAATGGCATAGCCCAAAAAGGCGCACGATAGAACAATTACTAATATACCGATGACAACTACTTGCCACTTGGGGATGTCCTTTTCTTTATTGCTCTCCATTGTTTCCGGCCTCCTCCGCCGGGGTCTTGAATATGATTACGGGCGGCTGCTCATCATTGATGCTCAGGTCAACGTCGGTCTTGTCGTCGCGGCGGTTCTTCCAATGCTCCGGATCGAGGTTTGTCAGTAGGAAGATGGCAGCGCCAGTGTCAGGGGGATAGTGTACGGTCTTGCGGACTTCTTTAGTCTTGACGCCTTTATCCGTGGTGTATCGCTTCCTGGATTTGACCTTTCCGTCGGAGCCCATTGTTTCCTCGGTTACGACCTGGGCGGCATACTGCGCGTCGGTCAGCTGCTGCGTGAATCCCAAGGCTTTTTTTAGCAGGGCATTATACACATCCTTTGCGGCTCCCTTCTTCCAGAGCTCGTTTGCCCTTTTTATCTCGGTAACAAAATTAACATTTTGCGTCCACCTCTTGAAGGTCATATATGGGATGTCAAAGGCGGAGCAGAACTCATTGATTTCAGCGCCTCCAGTAACCCCGTCCATGTGTTTGGAAGGGCCCAGGCCGTTTTTGACGACCCATTCGGACATCCTGGCGAGCATTGACGGGGTCAGTTTCATGGTTTACGAAATTTTGGTTGCAGTCTTGCCGGTGAGCTTTTCCCACCGGGCTATAATGACATCGCAGTAGTGCGGGTCGATTTCCATGGTGTAACACTTGCGGCCCAGCTGCTCGGCGGTCACCAACGTAGTGCCTGATCCTCCGAACACGTCCAGGACCACGTCGCCCTCCATCGTTGCGTCCTTCATGGCCGCTTCCACCAGCTCGATTGGCTTCATGGTCGGATGCAGGTCGTTATGCAGGGGCTTGTTCACATCCCAGACCGAAGTGCGGAACTGCCCGTTTCGGTAGTTGTGATGGCTCTTTGTCCAGGTATACATGATTGCTTCATGCTTGTAGTCGTAGTCGAGCCTTCCCAGGGAGAAAGTCGCGCAGTTTTTATTCCAGACGATCTGGTGACGGACGTTTAGGCCGGCGTCCCTCATCATCATCATCATCATCAGTCCCATATCCCCACCCGGAGGGGCGCAGACGTAGTACGATGCGTCGTCCTTGCAGGATTCCCGGCAGTTCTCCATCGCCGCCTGGAGCACCTTGTAGAGCTCATCCACGGAGAGGGTGTCATTGGCTATGTTTTCTTCAATCCGTCCAGCCTTCTGGACGGATTGAAGAACCTTGTTCTTGTCGCCGATTGCAACCCCGTATGGAGGATCCGTGAAAACCATATCAGCTCTTACCCCCCCCCATAAGTGCTTTAACTTGTTGTAAATCAACACTATCGCCACACATGAGGCGGTGTTCACCGAGTTCCCAGATGTCGCCGGGCTTGCAGCGGACGTGGATTTCGTCGGTGTTCTCGTCGAAGTCGTCCTCCTCTGCTTTGCGGGTGCCGCCTTCGCCGGTGCCCGTCCCTTCGATGGCATCGCCGTAGACGTAGCCGGGCACGCCGAAGCCAGCGAGGTCCGCAGCTTCGTAGCCCCATTCGGCGGCGGTGTCGGAATCCCAGTTCCCGAAATGACCGTTGTCGAGGATGGCGCGGCGCTTGACGGTCTCGCGGTCCTCCGCGAAGGTGAGCTTGCCGTTCAGTTTCGGGTCCGGATCGGGTGTCTTTTCGGGGATGTAGAGGTAAGCGTCCGTCTCCTCGACGCCGACGATACCCAGGCCGGTGGTGCGAAGGTTACCGCAGAAAACGACAAACTGCCCCTCTTGAGGGGCGGGCACTATGTCGAGGGGGTTGTCCTCCATGAAATCGGGGTCGCGTCGGAGGGATTCGCACATCTTGTCGATGTCGTCCTTCGTCCATTGGCGCGGGTTTTTAGGAAGCCAGGAGAGCTGGCCGGTGTTAAGCTGCAAGGCCGAGACCTTGACCTTAATTCGTCTCTTTTTCATGCTGGTGATGGTGGTCGTTGTTGTATAATTCCAGGTAGCAGCGGACGCGGTCCTGTGATTCGTTCCGGGCGGGCTTTCCCTGGGAAATGCGGAGAACGGTGTCCCATTTCATCCGTGTCCCCTTCGCTATTTCGTAGATCGTGAGGCCGGAGTTGCGGATTGCCTGGGCGAGTTCCAGGCGGCGCTCCGCTGCGTAACGGCGAAACTCGCCCTCGGAAATGTGGTACATAGTCCGGGGGCGGGTTAGAGGGTTAGAGTCTTGCCCTGCCTGGCAAGGCGTCTTTCGTAGTCTCGGCGGACGCGCCGGAGGTTAGCGCCGGCGCCGCGTGATATCTTGGCGAAGTCGTTAACCAGGTCGAGGTCGGCTTGCGCCTGTTGTATTTCTTTTTTGTCGCCGCCGCGCTTCGCCTGTGTCAGGCGTTCCTGGGCCTGGGCGAGGCGTTTGGCGAGGTATAATTTGAATTGTTCGTTTGTCATTGTCGCGTGTGTTTAGGGGAGTGGTGCGGCAAATATAGTTAATATTTCGCGTATATATACGCAGTTTTCAACACAAAATTAACAATTTACGGGCGCGGCAGGGCGAGGTAGGCGGTGACGGCGTTCACGAACTGCGGGAAATCCCGGACCACGACGTACTTATTGCCGAAGGATTCCGCGGCCCGTTGCCAGGCTTTCTGCTGGTCCGTTTGCCCGGAACCTTTGGCGTGGGTTTTCATTTCGATGCACAGGGCGCCGTAGCCTCCGCGGGCCTCCAGGAGTATGAGGTCGGAGACGCCGGGCAAAACGCCCTCGGCTTTGAGAAGCGCGGCCTCGACGCGGCGGCGCCCGCCTCCGTTGGGGACTGCGAACAGCATCGGTGCGTCCTTCGGAAACTGCGCCCGAAACCAGGCAACACAGGCCACCTGGAGGTCGTGTTCCGGGTGGGCCTGTGGCTTGCGTTTCCGTGCCTTCGCCTCGCGCTCCTCCTGGTCGCGGAGGAGGCGCTGGTAGGCGTCGGCGGTCATGGTGTCAATCTTCCTCATCGTTTTCTTTGTAGCCCAGGGCGTCGCGGTCGACCCCGATTAGTTCATACAATTTCTTGAGGACTTCGCGCTGATGCTTGACGGTGACGGGGAACGTCCGGCCCTTATGGTTCGCATAGCAATCAATCGCCAGCTCCAGGCAGGAAATGTCGTCGAAGTCAAAGACGCTTTCCAGGCATTTATCCGGCGTTGCATCCATACGTCCGAGGTTGTAGAAGTACCTGGCGATATGGGTGAGGTCACGCGCTCCGGGGAACTTGTGCTTGTCGTACCAATCCTCGACCGGAATCCAGGCGTCCTGAATTTTGACGTATGTCCCGGTTCCGTCGCGGCGGATCCAATCCACGTAACCGCCGTAGACGAAGTCGTCCACCTCTTTCACGAAGGTGCGGTTGGGGCAGGTTATCTTCGTCGCTTCGACGTTGATGTCAATTCGATATTCAGTTACCATAAGTGGCTGGCTCATTTCACGGCGATCATTACGAACACGGCGGTATAGACGGAGAGGTACGCGGCCATTTCAAACCAGAAGCACCACGACCACTTCCCGTAAATGAAGGTCAGCACGGTCGCTGCCACATAATAGATGACCAGCAGCCACCAAAGGGACGGATATACGCAAAGGATATACACGATTGAGAACAGGGCGCCCAGGCCGGCGCAGATGCTGTGGACGGGGCCGGCGATGGGGTTGGTACCGTAGTCCGGGGTGAGCGCCACGAACAGGAGCATGGCCGGGCAAAGGAATCCGGCGAACTGCCACGGGTTGCCCTCGCTGTTCTCCAGGAGGACCGGGATAAGCAGCGCGGCGGTCACCAGGGTAACGGCGGACCACACGTTAAACTTGGGATAGGTTTTGTGCCAGGCGGGGCCGTAGGCGGAGTAGCAGGATAGTAAGCCGTACTTGCAGACGCATAGAACGACGAATCCGAAAAACAGGGCGCATGAAAGCGCGGTTAAAATAAATTGCCAAATCATAATTGTTAAGTATTAAAGTTGATTAAGTTCTTTGTGTAGTTCTTTCATAACGGAGACCGTCTTGTCGTCCCCCTCCGGGATGCAGTACAAGATAGCTTTTGCGAGATAGGCCATTTGTTCCTCGCTGGGTTTCCATAAGTATCGGTTACGGAGGGATTTGAGCCACTCTTGGCAAGATTCGATGTTTAAGGTATTCATCAGGTAGTGTTTGTGTCTTTCGAGGTGGTCGATAATAGTTTCAATCATTCTACTATCTTCCTCGCTCCACTCTTGCTTCGGCGGGAATACATTAGTTTTGAACCAATCTATTTGATGCTGGGTTAGCCCGACCTCTTTAATGGCTTTCCGGATAATATCCTCGCTCCACTCTGCGGATTTCACACGAGATAAAATGGAATTAAGTTTAATACAAACAGTCGGATATACCCAACCAAGTGCAAGTGCAGCCGCTTCCTCTATTACGCCTTTATCCTCTGCGCTCCACTCTTGCTTTGGTTGTAAAGAAATGCGATTAGGAAGGTCTTTGAGCCAGTCTTGAAGTTCAACCGCTTCCTTATCCCCAATGATTCTCTTCGATGTAAGGAATCCCTTATCATCAGCAGCATGTCCAAGTATTTCGTAGATACGATTTAACTTCTTCTTATCTTCCTCGCTCCACTCTGCGGGCTTCTGCTCATTATAGCGATTAGGGACAAGCATTGTTGTAAGGTCTGGTGTAGGGCTACCTTCGGGAATTTTCTTCTTTTTGAGCCAAGCGAATATTTCGTTATAATCGTTTCCGTCAATAGAAGCATCCCCAAATTTGTAAGCACGTTCTAATAAATTCACGATTTTTTCCCTTATCCTCTCGTCCTCGGAGCCGTCAAGGTATGGTGTGGGATAGATTCCTCGCTTGGAGTTTATATCGGCAATTAGTTCCTCCATGTTTGTCCTTATTTGTCCTAATTGTGTCATAAGTTATTATCGTTATTTTTGCGCCAGAATACCCTCGGTAAGCTGGGCGGACAGACGCGCCCAGCGCCGAAGTTGGGCCAATGAATTTGTTATTATTTAGCGGCCTCAGTTCTGCCATGCCGCCTGTGATATTCCTCCCAGCGCTTCGCGTTCATCTCCTCCCGGAGGCATCCGCAGGACATGGAGCCGTGGGAGTGAAGGCTGCTGCCCCGGACGTACAGCTCACGCCCGCAGTCGCACCGGCAGAGCCATACGGACGTCCGGCTGTTATCCAGGATTATATCCGCAGGCCCCAAGACGGTAAGGCGCCCGTAGCGCCGGCCCATCCTGTCTATACGTTTACGACCTCTCTTTTCCATTGTTAACAGCAACTATTTTCCCGCCCTTCATCTGATACCAGGTGTCCGGCAGGTAGTCCTTACCGTCAATCTGCACGGTCTTTACCATTGTGGGTACATAGCGTTTTTTTGCCCTGTCGTATTTCCACTCGGCGAGTGTGATCCATGAGCCGAGCTTTGCCTTTATGCGGGAGCCGCGCCCGGCGCAGCAAATAACGGAATCTTCGCCCGTGGAATCTATCTGGGCGGAGTCGCCGCTGCTGCCTATCCTGGCGGAGTAGCCGCTGCTGCCTATCCTGGCGGAGTAGCCGCTGCTGCCTATCTTGGCGGAGTTGCCGCTGCTGCCTATCCTGGCGGAGTCGCCGCTGCTGCCTATCTG